ATCGCGGAGATCCTTGGGTATAAGACTGGCGATTCTATGACGTACAAGAATCGTGAACAGTTGGCGTTGGACTTGTTGTCGTACGCGATTGATCCGTGGCTGGTGGATCTTGAGCGGCAGCTGTCGCGGATGCTGGGCGCGCCGGGGTCGTCTGCCATGTCAGGTTCGTGGGTGCGGTTCAACCGCAACGCGTTGCTGCGCACTGATCTGTTGACCCGCTACCGGGCGCACCGGATCGCGCTTGGCCCGATGGAGCCGTGGACGACCGCGAATGAGGTCCGTGATTACGAGGATCAGCAGCCGATTGTGTGGGGCGACGACAAGCCTGCCGTGCAGGGCGAGAATGTGCCGACGGACATCGTCGATGTGCAGTCGGACGGCGACGTGCTGCGCTCGCTGACTGTCAACGTGGATGCGAGGCCGGGTACGACCAGTGTTGATGCGCGCACGACGGTTCACGCCGAGTTGCCGCAGCAGGTGCCCGCGCAGATCCACAACCATGTGGATGTGCCGACGCCGCATGTGAGCGTCGAGCCGCGCATCGAGGTGGCGCCGCCGCATGTGGAGGTCGCTGCGCCTGAAGTCCACAACCACATCACGACCCCGACGCCGACTGCGGTGCGTAAACGGGTTGAGCACACCGACGACGGCCGTATCGCCGCGATCATCGAGGAGCCAATCAATGAGTAAGTCGAACGCTACTGAGACGGCGATTCTGTCGTACATATTCACGGCTGTTGCCCCGTCGTGGGCGGCCGCCACGGATCTCGACATCCATCTGCACACCGCCGACCCCGGCGAGGCGGGCACGAGCGCCACGTCTGAGGCCACCTACACCTCGTACGCGGCGGTGACTGTGGCGCGTAACGCTACCGATTGGACTGTCAGCGGCAACACGGTCACCAACGACAACCTGATCCAGTTCCCGCAATGCACCGGCGGTAGCAACACGATCACGCATGTCAGCATCACCCCTGCCGGGGACACGACGATCCTGTACAGCGGCGCGCTCAACTCGCCGCTGGCGGTTTCCAACGGAATCCAGCCACAGTTCGCCGGCGGCGGGTCTGCGCTCGCGATCACGGAGGATTAATTGTGGGCGGGTTCTCCCGCTTCGGCGACATCGACGACCGCAAACTGTGGTACGGGATGTGGCGTAAGACGACGTCGGTGACGGCGGTGACGCAGCAGTGGTACGACGACTCGATGCTCGCCGGTATCCCGGCGGCGAACTTCTACGCCAGCGCCCCGCTGGTGTCGGCGACGTTGGACGCGAATGACGGTATCCGGCATTGGCGGCTGGAGGAAGGCGCGTCGGAGCATCTGCTCGAGGCGATGGTGTTCGGCAATGCGGGCACGCTCGAGGCGCCGGCGCAGTTGATGTTCTGCGACTGGCTGCTGTACTACCCGTTTCTGGATGGCGACTCTGCTGACGCGCAGGATTTGACGAACACTGTCACCCTGCCCCGCTACACCGACGGCAAGGGTTTGCGGGCGTTCATCGTCGCGCAAGGGTCCGGCAGTGGCGTGGGCACGTTCACGCTGTCGTATACGAATCAGGACGGCGTCGCTGGTCGCACGTCGACCGGGTCGGTGGTGACGCCGACGGCGTCGGGGTTCATCCTCACCTGCTCCTCGGGCACCTCAAGCAACCGCATGGAACCGTTCATCAAACTGGAGGGCACCGACACGGGCATCCGCTCGGTGGAGCAGTTCACGTGGACGGTGCAGCCCGGTGGCATCGCGGCGTTGGTGATTGTGAAGCCGTTGGCGCATCTGTTGTACGCCGAGATCGGCACGGTCGCCGAGCAGACGTACTATCCGCGTTTCCCGAAGATCGAGTCGGGCGCGTATCTCAATGTGCTGCGGTCGCAGGTCGGCGCGACACCGAACGCCCGCGTGTTCACCGGGCTTGTTACCACGATCAGGAGTTAGAACATGGGCTTCTCGTCACTTGACGACTTCATCGCCAGCGTCACCGTTGACGGCAAGTTCAACCGTTACGACTGGAACAAGATCACCGGCGCCGCGGCGTACACCGCAGGCCGCTGGTATGACCTGTCCACGTTGGCGGGTAACCCACCGGCAAACGCCTGGTCCGGTACGGCGTTGAACGCGCAAGCACCGAACGACACTACGGGCTTCGGCATGTACCACGGCGGCAACGTCAGCACGGAGACCAAGCACATCCTGAACGTGGCGGCGATGTCGTCGGCGGCGACGGGTGTCCCGTCGATCTTGATGTTGGTGGATCTGTGCCTGTACTACCCCGGCATCAGCATGAACTCGGCGACGCGGCAGACGTTGGTCAACTCGACCACGTTGACCCGGTATACGAACGGCGCCGGGCTGCGGTCGTGGGTGACGATTCAGACGTCGTCGGGTGCGACCGCGCATAACCTTGACAGCGGCGCGGGCACGGGCACGGAGTATGTCGACGAGGGTGGTGCGACGTCGGTGCATCCGGGGACGGTGGCGTTCACCGCGTCGGCGATCACCCCGCACATCGCGCATTCCGGTACGGCGGCGAACAACTTCGGGCCGTTCCTGCCGCTGGCGGCGGGCGACTACGGGGTGCGGTCCTATAACTACTTCAAGTTGTCGGCGGCCTCAGGTTCGGGTACGGCGGCGCTGTGCATCGGCAAGCCGCTGGCGACGATCCCGTTGACGACGGTGTCGGTGATGACTGAGCGGGATCTGATGAACCAGTTGCCTGCCGCAGGTGCAGGACGGCGCGTGCATCGTGCCGCTGCTGTACGCCGGTGGTGCGGTGGCGGCGTCCACGAACTTCTACGGCGCGGTTGAGACCGGCTGGAGCTGACATGCTGATCGGTTCGCATCTGCGGGTGCAGTTCGCGAACGTGCGCGGCACCGCCTACGGTTCGGGGTTGTTCACCCCGGCGTTGCAGTATCACGCGTGGCGTGACGCGGGCCGGGAGAAGAACCGCTTCACTGGCGGTGCGATGGCGGTGAACGCCGCTGCGCCGTTCGGCTACCTGGCGCCGTACATGTGGTTGATGCCGCTGCGCTCGGGTGGCATCTCCGCATCGACGCTGCGCGGTCTGGGCTTCCAGTCGTTCGCGATCACGGGTGGCCGTAACGGGCAGGTGTCGATCACGGGCACCGGCAGCCTGTCGGCGACGGGTCAGTTGATCGTGTCGGCGGTTGCCACGATCCTCGGCTCGGGTGTCATCGACGACGCGGACTGCAAGGCGTATCTGAACGCGGCGGCGACGCTGGCGGGCAGCGGCGACCTGACGGCGGCGCGTACGGCGATCGGCCACGCCGCTGCGGCGCTTGAGGGGTCGGCGTCGATGACGTTCACGCCCCGCGCCGACGGCGAGTTGGGCGCGGCGATCACGGTCGCGGGCGAAGGTCTGACCGCGGCGAGTGTCGCCAACGCTGTCTGGGACTCCCCGCAGGGCCGGTTCCTGTACGCCGTCGGCCACAACAAGGTCATCACCGACCCCGCCGCCGGGACGTACACGGTGTACGACACCGACGACACGACGGTGCTGTATGTCGCGGATCTGTGGGAGGACGCCGCCGGCACGGTGGCCTACTCCGGCACGGGCGCGCAACGTCGGGATCGGCTGCAATGACCGCCGACATCGTCGTCGGCGGACTAGGCGGCGACGGCCCGATCGTCACCGCCGGTCTCGGTCTGAGCGGCGCCGCCGACCCGAACGCGATGCGTGCCGCCCTGAGCGGCGTGGGCGCATTCTCAGCGACTTTGACGGCGGCCGGTAGCCCTGACATGGCGGCGGGCCTCAACGGCTCCAGCGCGCTCACAGCGACGCTGACCGACGGCAACGCGGTCGACGTCCCAGTCGGCAAACCTGGCGGTCGGCGGTTCTGGGGCGCGAGCCTCACGCCGCCACCACTGCCGCGGCCGATCCCCGGCGCACTGGCGGCGCACATCGTCGGCACGTCCACGCTCACCGCCGACCTCGACTTCACGATCGACTTCGACGACGAACTCCGGCAGTTGATGCTGCTCGGGGTCGTGTGAAAGGAAACCCATCCAATGGAGCGACGCGAGACACGCGTAACCGACGCGATGCAGATGCGTGCGGAGGAAACCAGCGACGGCCTGACGCTGCGCGGGTATGCCACCACGTTCAACAGCGAGTACGAGATCACTGACGCGCTCGGCACCTACGTCGAACGGGTCGCCCCCGGCGCGTTCACCCGCACTCTCGACCACGGCGCCGACGTGCGGCTGCTGATCAACCACGACGGGCTGCCGCTGGCACGCACGAAGTCGGGCACGCTCGCGCTCCAGCAGGACGACACCGGGCTTCTGTGTGAGGCACGCCTCGACGGCGAATCCCCGCTGGTGCGGTCGCTGAAGTCGGCGATGGACCGTGGCGACGCCGACCAGATGTCGTTCGCGTTCCGCGTCACACAGCAGGAATGGAACGACGACTACACCGACCGCACGATCCGCGAGGCGCAACTGTTCGACGTGTCGGTCGTCACCTACCCGGCGAACCCGGCGACGAGCGTGTCGCTGCGGACGGCGGCGAGCCTGCGCGGACTCGACGAACTGCCCGAGGACGCCGACCCCGAGTTCGTGCGGCAGATGCTGCGCGGCGAGATCCCGTCGGCCCCGGTCGACCTGACGTGGCAGCGGCTGCGCGCCGCCGCCCTCACCCTCTGAACCCCCGAGGCGACATCCGCTTCGGGCAACCTGCCGCACCCGGCGCCGAACCCGCCTGCGAGGGCACTTCGGGACGAGCCACTACGGCGACCCCTTCACAACTACCCCGTTAGGAGCGAGCAGATGGATCTGCTTGGAAAGATGCGGGAGTCGCGTGCGGCCAAGAAGGCCGAACTGGACGCGATCCTCGCCAAGGAAACCCCCGAGGACGGCGACGCAGCCCGCGCCGACGGCCTCATCGCCGAGATCCGCGAAGCCGATGAGCGCATCGCGGCCTACCAGGAGATGACCGAGCGCGAAGCGAAGGCCATCGAGAACAAGGTCGAGACTGGCGCCGAGGAGCCCGTTGTGCGCGGTTCCGCCGTTGTCACCCGCGAGGAGCGGATGTACGACGTCGAGAACCAGAAGCGCGGCGTGTCGTTCGTCGCCGACGTGGTCAACGCGCAACTGCGCGGCGACCTCGACGCAGCCCAGCGTCTCCAGCGCCACATGGCCGAGGAGCGCGCCGAGGGCGTGGAACTCCGCGACGTCGGCACCGGCGCTTTCACCGGGCTGACCGTGCCGCAGTACCTCACCGACCTCGTCGCCCCGCCGAAGCGCGCCATGCGCCCGATGGCCGACCTTGCCCGTAAGCTGGCACTGCCGGCCGACGGCATGACGGTCAACATCTCCCGCATCACCACCGGCACCGCCACCGCCGTTCAGGCGACGGAGAACGCCGGTGTGCAGGAGACTGACGCCGACGACACCCTGCTGACCGTGGACGTTCGCACGATCGCGGGCCAGCAGGACATCTCGGTGCAGGCGTTGCAGCGCAGCGTCGGCGCCGACGCGGTGATCATCGCGGACCTCCAGAACGCCTACCACACGGCGCTGGACTCGCAGATCATCAACAACGACGGCACCTCGGGCACCCACAAGGGCATCCGCAGCACCTCGGGCATCGTGTCGGTGACCTACACCGACGGCACCCCGACCGCGGCCGAGGCATACCCGAAACTGTTCGACCTGATCTCGCAGATCCAGTCGGGCGTCTTCGGTGGCGCCACTCACCTTGTGATGGCTCCGCGCCGTTGGAACTGGTTCGCCAGCCAGGTCGGCACGTCGTTCCCGTTCCTCCAGCCGAACAACGTCTCCAGCGTGAACGTTGGCGGCGAGATCTCCAGCAACACCTACGGCGGCGTCGTCGGTGTGCTCGCGGGCCTGCCCGTGGTTCTCGACGGGAACATCCCGACCAACCTGGGCGCAGGCACCAACGAGGACGTGATCCTCGGCGTGACCGCTGACGAGTTGTTCCTCTGGGAGCAGCCCGGAAGCCCGCTGCTGATCCGTGCCGAGCAGACCGCTGCCGGCAACCTCACCGTCAAGCTGGTTGTCTACGGATTTTCCGCCTTCACCGCGGGACGGTATCCGCTGGCACACGGCACCATCGGCGGGACCGGATTGGTCACGCCTGCATTCTAAAACCGGCATCACGCTTCCGGTTCGCTACCGGATGGAAGCCCAGTGGGGCGCACTCACCTTCCGAAGTGCGCCCCACTGGCACCCTCGGGAGGAAACCCAATGAAAAACTGCGGTATCTGCGGCGCGACACTCGACAGTCGTCGCAAGAAGTACTGTTCGGAACGATGCATACGGGCCAAACGCGCCGCTACTGCGAGGCAGTGGCGTAGTGACAACCTCGCGCTCGCCCGCGAGCGTACCCGCGCTTCGATGAAGAAGATGCGGGAGACGAAGCCGCTCTACGTCAGTGTTGCCAAGCGTGCGTGGCGCTATGGCATAACTGCTGAACGATTCACAGAGATGCTGGACGAGCAGGGATGGTCGTGCGCGCTCTGTCGGTGCAACCTTGACTTCCGTACGGCACTTGTTGACCACGATCACGAATGCTGCCCTGAGAGAAAAGCGTGCGGCAAGTGCGTGCGCGGGATTCTTTGCAACCGTTGCAACGCGATGCTCGGCATGGCGCTTGACGACCCCGACCGACTTCGGCGAGCCGCCGAATACCTCGAAAGGAACACAGCCCATGTCAGTTGACCAGGCTTACATCGACGCACTGCTGCGGGAGCGCCGCGGTTACGAGATCCACGGCAAGGCAGACCGCGTCAAGGACGTCGACGCCGCGCTTGCCGCCGCCGGTTACACCCGGCCCGAGGCGAAGAAGGCCGCGCCGAAGGAGCGCGCCGCCAAGCCCGTCAAGACTGAGACCCGCGACGCCTGATCATGGCGACGATCCCGCTGACCTACGACGTGGCGACGGTCGGCTACGACTACGCCACCGGCGGGTATGACGCGCTGTCGTTGAACACGCAGCCGTCGGCGATGTCGCAGGGCACCGCCACCGCTGCCACCATCACACCTGCTTAGGAGCATCATGGCGATGATCGACCTCGGTGACGTGGTGCCGCTGTCGGTGCAGGTGCGCGACGCCAACGGCACGCTCGCCAACGCGGGCGCGATCACGTTGACGGTGACGCTGCCGGACGGCACGTCGACGGTGGTGTCGACGGCGAACCCGTCGACGGGCAACTACACGGCCGCCTACACGCCGACGGTGGCGGGCCGCCACGTCGTGCAGTGGGTGGCTACCGGCGCGAATGCGAGCGCCTTCTCCGACGCGTTCACCGTGATCGACCCGTCCGAGCTCGGCCTGGTCGGACTTGACGATGTGAAGCGTCACCTGAACATCACCAGCACCACCAGCGACGAGGAGTTGCGGTCGGTGTTGTCGGCTGCCACGTCGGCGGCCGAGGACTACCTGCGGCGTCCGCTGCGGCGTGCGTCGTCGACGCAGACGTTCTATACCCGCAGTGGCAACGGTCGCGGCCTGGTACTTGACCGCACAGATGTGGCGTCGATCGTCGAGGTTGTTGAGGACGGCGTGACGCTGACCGCCGACGACTTCGACGCTGACCTCGCTGCCGGCGTGGTGTGGCGGTCGGATTGCCGCGAATGGTGCTACCCGACGAGCGTGGAGTACGCCACCAACGGCATCAACTCCCCGGCGCTGCGGCAGGCGGTGCTGGAGTTGACACGGCACCTGTGGGAGACGCAGCGCGGTTCGATGCCGATGATGCCTCGCGGCGTCGACGGCATGGATGCGTTCAACCCGGCGATGTCGTATTCGCTGCCGCGTCGTGTGACTGAGTTGCTTGCCCCGTACCGGATGCCGCTATGACGGCGTCGATGTGGCCGCAGGTGACGTCGGCGCTGCGGACGGTGTTCGACGCTGCTGTCGACGTCGACGTGTTCGACGGCATCCCCACCACCTACGAGCAACTGGCCGCCGGTGTGGCGGTCGGCGTGGACGCCGCCTACGACGAGGGGTCGTCGGGCAACATCCGGCAGGAGTGGCGCGACGCCGGACCCGCGCCGGACGCTCACCGCGAGGAGTGGGGCGAGGTCGTCTGCACGGTGTGGGTCCAGTCCGGCGACGACGATCTGGCGGCGGTGCGTACCGCCTGCTTCGACATCCTCGACGACTGTCTCGACTCGTTGCACACAGTGTCCGTTCTCGGTCTGCCGCAGGTGTTGAGCGTGCGCGGGCTGTCGACGGCGAGTCCTGTGCAGCGACGCACAAGCCGCGGCGTGGTGTGTGAGGTGGCGTTCCGCGTCGCCTACTACGCCGTATTCAACTAATCCCAGAAGGAGGCGCGGCATGGCCCGCGAACTACGCAACATCTCAGGCCAGACGCTGTGGGTCGATGACCGCGGCGGTCTGGTCAAGGTCGAGGCCGACGGCATCTACAAGGTGCTCGACGGCGACGACCGCTACTTCCAGACCGGGGACACCGGCGAGGCTCCCATCTGGGAGGAAGTCACCAAGGCCGCTAAGGCCGCAACCAAGAAGGAGAACGGCTGATGGCGATCGGCAGCGGCCTGGGCAGCCAGGTCGGATTCAGCACAGAGAGCACTTGGGGCACCCGTGTGGCCCCGGCGAAGTTCGTGCGTGGCACCGCGTATGCGGCGAACCGGGCGCAGAACCGGGTGCAGGGCGAAGGCTTGCAGGCAGGCGTGATCGGCAATATCGGCGCGCACTACGTCGAGACGACTGAGGCCGGCGAGGGGTCGCTGTCGTGCGACATCCAGACCAGCGGCTTCGGGCCGCTGTTCCAGGCGCTGACCGGCGGCACGTCCACGATCGTGCAGCAGGCGGCAACCGCGGCGTGGTTGCAGACGCACACCCTCGGCGATCCCGTCAAGTCGCTGACGGTACAGGTCGGCACCCCGTACCGCACCGGCACCGTGTTCGTGCAGGAGCTGCAAGGCGCGAAGGTGACCAGCGCGGAACTGTCGTGCAGCGCCGACTCGATCCTGACCGGGTCGTTCAACTTCGACGCGAAGAAGTACGACTCCAGCCAGACGCTCGCCACCGCGACGTATGTGTCGGCGAAGCCGTTCCACGGTAAGCAGATGGCGGTCAAGACCGGCAGTTACGGCGCCGAGGCCGCGGTGTCCGGCGTGCGTAGCGTGTCGCTGTCGTGGAACAACGCGTTCGACACCGAGGACTACACCGCAGGGTCGACCGGGCTGAAGGCCGAGCAGATCCGCAACGGCGTGGTGAGCATCACCGGGTCGCTGACGGTGGACTGGCTGACGACCACGAAGACCGCGTTCGAGGATCTGCGGGTCGCCAACACCAGCACCAGCCTCGTTCTGAAGTGGACGGGTGCGCTGATCGCGTCGACGTACTACGAAGACCTCGAGATCTGCCTGCCGGGCGTGTTCTTCACCGGCGACGCGCCGAGCATCAACGGCGCCGACGTGGTCACCGCCGACTACGGGTTCGAGTGGAAGTACGACGGCACGAACTTGCCGTACGTGAAGTACATGTCCACCGACGCCACCAGCATCGGCTGACAAACCACCGGCCCCGCATCGGTGTGGGCAACCCTCTCGGCCCACGGCGGCCGGTGCGGGGTCGGGCGCTTTGTCACACCCATCCTTCGAGAGGACCACGAGAGGAATACGAGATGGCACAGTTCAAACTCACGCTCGGCGAGGACTCATGGGTCCTCGACCTGGGCACCATGAAGATC